ATCTCCTTATTTCCAAACTCTTTCTTAATTAATTTAACAATTTCAGTATGACGTTCATATGCAGGTGTATTAACATTAAGTTCTGAATCTCCTACAAAGTCTTCTTTCTTCTGAACTACTCCCATGATAAGTTGAAGATTACCTATAGGAAGATCATCAAAACCATGTTCATTAATTAAAGAACGAACACCTTCAGACTTCTCCTGATGTCCCCAATCAGCAGGATTACTTCTAAGTTGTTTAGATACTTTACTTACATCAATTCCAGTTTTAATTATCTTAATACATTTACCCATAACTAAATTCCTTCTGTGCAATCTCATCAAGAGCCTGCATCACTTCAGGAGTAAAGTATTCTTCTGGATTTTTATATATTGCTTTAGCATAAACTTTCTTACCAGCAATCTCATACCTACCAGCAACATTCTTCCACAGTCCTCCTATCTCTCCTAGTTCTAGGAGACCATAGTATCTGTCAAGACCACGCTCATCATAATAAAGGCGTATCTCTACTTGCTTATTCTCTTTACTTAAACGTGACTTGTGAGTCTTCGCTCTGACAATGTTTCCGATGACTTCCTTACCATCCTTCTCCTTTTTCTTTCCGAGATAAATGATTGTACTTGCTGCGTACTTGAGTCCACTACCTCCTCCCATTTCTTTAGTTGGAACATAAGCTCCGATGACATCATACGTGTGATTTGTGACAATGAGTGGGACATTCGCTTGGCCAAGTTTTAGTGTTAACATTCTGAACGCACCTTTGACCAATTGTGATTTGGTCATATCGCGGACTTGTTTATCGTCCAATGCGTCTCTAATTTCTTTCTCTGTAGAAAGCATCCCTAAAGAATCTAACACAAACATACAGGGTTTGCGTTCATCTGTGGGCATTTGAAGATATTTATCAACTGCCTTAAGTGCCTTAGTACGGAATTCCTCAATCGTAACTACATTAACAACAACAGTACGGTCTAAGTCAACCCCGCGAGACTCAAGTAATGCTCTATTAACTGCGGCTTCAGTATCGAAATAAAGACAATACCCATCAGGATTATTGTCAAGGAAGTTTTTAACCACAGCGAGGGAGAAAAAAGTTTTCCCAGTACTAGACTCACCAGCAATGGCAGTAATCTTATTAGAAGATACGCCGCCATAAATGGAACCGCTAACAAGTCCATTAAAGATGTATGACCCGGTGTCGATGTATCTTTCTTCGTCGTCGATGTCTCTTGCGAGTTGGGTGAAGTCATCACCAATCTCCTTTACAATGTCCTTTAAAAAATCCATTTCAAATACCTAACAATTTACGTTGCCTCTCGAAGTAACCGTGAAGAATCCAAGAACTACTGTTCTTTTTATCATCCCCACCAACACCCCAGACAAACTCAACACGAGGGTCATCACCATACTTATCATACTCTGGTGTATTCATTTTACCACGATCTCCACCATTTGCAAAGACCACAGTTTCTGCAATGTCTAAACACTTCTCAATAGCACCACAGGCAGAACCCAATTCATCATCTGAAACAGTAATAACAGCATCTACCATATCAAGATGCCTTATTATTTCAGCACGTTCTTTCCATGATAGAAAATACTGCCCTTTCTTTTTTGTTAACCACTCTTCTGTGTTAATACCAACTACCAAATAATTAGAGAGGTCTTTTGCTCTCTCAAAATATCGTATATGACCACTGTGAATTGGATCAAATCCACCAGTAACAAGACTCACTTTTTTAAAAAACATTAGATGGCCATCCCCTTTTCTTCACGTAAAACTTTTTTATAATCTGGATTTGACTCCCTAACTTCCTTTATTTCCTTCAATAGAAAATAAAGTCTAGTATCACCACCAAGAGAAAGTGCTCTAACTATTGTTTCCAAATCTTTGTCGTTAATAGGTAAATCCATACTAGGAAAAAAAGGAATCTAAGTTTACAGTTTTTTCCACACTCCAACCAATCGCATCTAAGATTGTTTTAAGTGGGTCCAGAAACGATTTCTCAAATTGTAGATCGTAATCAACATACTGTGTGATTCCAATCTCATGCGGAAATTCCTGAATGAAAGAAATAATATTCTCGTGAATAATATTTGGTTTCTTCAGGTAACAAAATTTAATCTTTTCACCGTTCTGAATGAGAGAGTACTTATTATCTAACTTATGTTGTTTAACATAATGGTTATACAATAATGCGCCCCGTATATGTATAGGAGTTCCTTTTGCATATATCGTAGAATGTGCTGAATACTTGGTAACATTAGATGCAGACCGTGGAAATGATATCTCCTCTGGTGGTAAGGTCTTGAAATGCTTACGAGACTTCTCAATAAACTCAATCACTTCATCCTCAGTACCATTCATCATAAGTTTGAGAGCATCCTTAATCATTGCTCTACAAGGTGCTGGTGTTGAAGACTTCACTGCCTCAATACCCATTATCTTTAACTTAGGTTCTTCATACCTTACTCCTTCACTATCCCATACATTTAAAATATATCTTTTCTTAGCAGTCCATATACCACGGTCAGCAATATTCTCTCGTGCCATCACCATCTTCTGGTCATATGCATTTACGTAGTCGGCCAACGCTTGGTAACAACTTTCAATATAAGGCTCAAATTCCATTTCACAGACCGTATTAAGGAACGTGACAACGCCCTCATTAGTTTTCTCTCTTCCCTTGTATACACGGTCAACCAAAGGACCGAGATTAAGATATATGGAATCAGTATCTGAAGCAATAACATAATCAATGTCCTCCGTTTTTAAAATTTTATTAATCTTCTGGTTCATTTTATTCTCTATCCATCGAATAGAGACCTGCCCAGACATGGTAATTGCCTCTGCATTTGCTAATTTATAATAACGGAAGTACTGATTACCTACAGCACCATAAGCAGAGTTAAGAGATATCTTCTTTGCCATCTGAATATTGTTACACCTTGCTATCTCTTTTGTAAGGGCAACTGATGGAGTCTTCTCATAATCCTTCTTTGCCTGAATCATCTTCTTCTTGAAGACCACCCTATCCCCATACATCTTATCCATCAACTCTGGTAGGAATCCCCTCACATCCTTTCTATACTGTGCTCCATTTGCACAAGTCGCATATTGGGAATCAAAGTCATCTATCTCCTCATTTAATATCTTTTCAACGCTTGCGCGGGGATGTCTAGTCTCCCGGAGGGTTTCTGGACTGATATTGTATTGCATAATAAGATGAGGGTACAAACTATTAAGGTCAAAAGAGACAACCCAATCATACTTTCCCGGTTTCGGTTCTTTAACATAAGCCCCTGCGTACTTTTCGTTCTTTTGAGATTTGTTCTTTGGAGGAATAACAATATTCCTTTTCTTAAGATAATTATATATGATGGTATCCCACATCCGCACCTGATAGAACACATCATTGTAATTGACCTTAGCATCATATGCCATAGTCAATGCAAGTTCAATCAGTTTCATCTTGTCTTCCAGACGGTCAACAAGTTCCACGTCAATTATATTATACTCAATAAACTTTTGCCAACCCTTTGTGTAGAAATCCTTAAAAGTATCATACTCACTGTGGTCTAACTTCTTCTGACCAAGTTCTACTTGTGCAATATAATCCAACCTATATGACTCTTGTGCTTTATAAGTAAACTTCTTATAAAGATCCATATAATCAAGTTGGGTTACACCACCAACATCAAACGTAGTGTGAGAACGTCCCATAATATGAATCTCACCTTCAGAGACCAAACCCCAAGGCGAAAACCTCTTCATTAACTTCTCACCAAGTACCCTATTAAGACGCTTACAAATATATGGAATATCGTATAACTGTATGTTCCATCCAGTAATCACATCTGGAACATCCTGCATCCAATGATTAATGAATGAACTTAACAGAGCATGTTCTGATACGCAATGATGATAAGTTACATCCTTCCTATTATTCTCAAAGGGTTTAACACCCCAAGTAGTGATCTGCTTTGTTGTATAGTCTTGGATACTAATTGCGAGGATCTCTTCAGTACACGATTCAACATCCGGAAATCCTTCCTCAGACGCAACCTCAATATCAAGAGTAACAAGTTTAATCTTGCTGATGTCAAACTTGATTTCATCTTCAGGATATTTCTCTGATATGTATTGATATATGTACCTGTCGTTACCGTATATCTCAAACCCCTCAACCTCATCGTATTTCTTATAGAACTCACGACAATCCCTGACCGTTCCCGGTTTAATAGCTTCAACTGATTCTCCGTTCAGTGTCTTATATTTAGTCTTCTTCTTGGACTTAACAAATAAAGTAGGGAAGAATTCATCCCTATGTTCATACCTTACTCCATTATCAACTCCCCTCACCAGTAATTGATTACCGATAAGTTGAACGTTGGTGTAAAATTTCATTATTTAAGAAGGTTTTCGTATTTCTCAAGTAGAGTGGGTTTAGGGTCGATAAGAGTTAGTATCTTATCAGATGATAACATAAATTCGTTTTGAGTGGTAACCTCTACCAACCAAGGAGTCAAATTGTCACCATTTGTAACAACCATTGGTTCAGTTAATTTACAGTCAGGTTCTCCTGGAACTGCAGCACCAATTTCCTCAATCTGTGAGACCAACATCTGCTGGGTCGTCAAGATCAGTAACTTGATCGGTTTCTTCGTTATTGTCTCCATATGCTTCTAATACATCCTCTGTGTACATTTTAAGAACTTTTTCTATTGGGGTTATCATAGTAACAACCCAATCTGTGGTAATAGGAATTACCTTTTCCATTGCTAGGGGAGCCCAAGGGTGCATCCTAATAGACATTTCTGATTTGGTTTCAGACTTTGGATTTGACTCATCTGCTGTTAACGGTGCAGTACTTACCAATTTAACCACACAAGGTAGGTTTAAAAGATAACCCATAACCTGCTCATCAGGTGTAAGCATTTCCTTTACATCAGCAATTACATCCTCCCCGGATTTTAAAAC